GTTGTCATAAAAATTTTGAACATCTGTAATTTTGACAGGCAGATTATAATCATCTAAAAATATTGCTTCGTTTGTTTTTTTCACATTAATGAATGTTAAACAATAGTTTATTAAGGCAAGATCGATTGTGAACTGATGTCCTTGAGTGTAATAGACATTGTTCTCAAGACATTTTTCTTTTAACAATCGCAACTGGTTATTGTACTGTTTCATTCGATTTGCGAATTCGAGTGAGTCAGATAAGGAATTATTCATAATATGTTAGATATTATAACTTATTTTTGAGTAGAAGTCAAATTTTTGATTAGAAAGTACTACCAGAACCTTTTACTAATCCAGGAACAGTACCAATTATGTCTGTGATAGCAGTGGCAGTGTAGATATCGCAATTCAAATTCGAAACATCTTCATCCGGATTTCCGCCTGATTCGTCTTGCCAAGTGATAGTAAATGTAATTTGAGTAGCAGAAGTAGATTGCACATCCACATAGTAATCATTGGCAGAATATGCTCCTCCGCCAGCATCAATTCTTTGGTAAATTCTTTGAACAGTGCCGTCTAACTCGTAATTGCCAATAGCATAAACTGTTCCACCGCCTGTTGTTGTTGTTGCGTGAGCACCGAAATCTAAATTTCCACTCATTATACTGTTCCAGTCTGATCCTTTTGAACTTGAATCTGTGGTGCTGGAGGCTATTCTTATAAAACCTCCTTGATTAAAGTAATGACGTCTTGCATCTACAGAAGCAAAATTAACCTCTACAATTAAAGTAATAGTTCCGTTCCAATCGGCTCTATTGTTTGGTAAACTTGCAACTACATCTTGTTGATTAACATCTACAGTTAATCTATTTGTTGATACTAAAGTTGCTAATGCTTCATATTGATCCCATCCTGTATAACTTACACCATCGTTTTCTTTGATTAAGTCACCTTGATTAACTGCTTGGATCACATTGGAAGCAGGATTTCCACCTGTTTGATGTTTGTATGCTTTTCTTAAATCTTCGTATGCGTTGTTGATGTTGGTAGCGTCGATTAAATCTCCTACCTGTACAGATTGAGTAACAAGTGTTTGTCCATAGCCGGAATCACCTGAACCATTTCCTAATACGTTGTCTATCTGTTGTCTTAATGTGTTGAATCTATTCGCAGTTACTAAAGCCATTTTATTCTATTCCTTCTTAATTATTTATTAACCTTAGTGCTACCTCTACTAATTTTATGGATTCATCTGAATTTGATTCAAGAGCAAAACCTACCAGTTGTGAATTTTTGGTAGTTGATGCAACTCCATAATCAGTAGCATAAAGTTTGTTACCTTTTTCTACTGATCCTTTTACTTTAACTGGCACACGACCAACAAAAGCAATTGCTTGTCCTTCTGCATCTTTGTTCATTAAAAAACCTGGTTTGTCTGATATTACTCCAAAAACTGAACCTCCATCAAAATATGCAGTGGTTTCAGCATCACCACCAACAGCCATTACGGTGCCCACTTCATAAGTTTTATCTGTGGAATAAATTTCAGCCAAGTCAGCATAGTTGGCTGATGTTGCAATACCGTCAAACGTGTTGGCTACAATAGTTCCATTGTTATCTCTCAAAGCCACTGTGTTGTTCACAGCATTTGTTGAGCCTAAGTATGTTGTATTTCCAAAATAAATTCCTGAAGCATTGTCGGCCAATCCTTTAAAATAATTAGCATGAACTTCATACCACTTGTCTGTGGTTATTCCTAAATTTTTGTTACCTGCTCCTGGAACAATTCCATCCACATTTACATATGCTATTTCAGTGACAGAGCCGCCATCATTAACTTTTATTGAAATCTTATTGCCGATTTCATTGGCCACAGAAGCATCGCTTCCATTTTCAATAGAAACTTTTAAATCATTAGAATCACCTACTGTGAATCCCACATCTCCAAATCTTACAATGCTAGAAAAAGCACTTGATCCTGCTTTTAAATAATCAGAAGCAAGGAAGCCTCCTAGTCTGTCTGAGTTTGACGCTGTTCCCCAGAATCTATGATCTGTTGATGTAACACCATTGGTAATTGATTGTGTGTTTACAAGAGTAATACCTTTTTTAACCACATCAAACCCTGTGATCTGATTGGATGGATCTGTTGTGCCAATAGTAAATGCTGTAGAACTAAACAACATCACTGTGGTGTCATTAACTTTACCTTCAATGATTAATTGATTAGCATCTAAATTGTCTTTAATCTGTCTTGAAACGAATTGAGTAACAGATGAACCAACTCCTTGTGGACCTACAAGAATAAAACTTGTGCCGTCCCAAGCATACAGTTGACTGTTGGCTGAATCCCACCAAAAATCTCCTGTGGTTAAACCTGCTGGAGCACTTGTAGATACTTCAGCACCACCTGTTGTTCTAAATTTTGTACCATCGTAAAACTTTAATTTGCTGTTAGATGTGTCAAACCATATTTGACCACTGATAGGTCTTGAAGGTTGACTGCCACTAGCAAAGTTTTCTAATAAATGTAAGAAGTTTTCATTCTGAATTTCACCGTATCCAGCATAATTTTTACCTATAAAACGTAGATTCGTAGTGTTATCAATAGTACCGTCTTCTACAGTTGCTATTAATGTTCCATCAAATTTGTTTACAATATATGCCATATGACCCTTTGTTTGTTATATTTATCGTTCCTAAGGTGTTAATGTTAATGTAATTTCTCTATCAAATGCCCAAGCACCGTTGTTCACCACAAATTGTAATAGTTGTCTTGTAGGAGCAAAATTAATTGTACCTGTTATGTTGGTCGCATTTGATAAATCTTCTATTACCTGTCTGTTTGACGCACCCACTATCGGTGTTCTTTCCACTGTACCTACAGTACAAGTAGCACTTAACCATCCTGCCGCTGATGTGTCTAAATTTATTGTGAAACTCACATAGTTTGGTTGTTCTGCTGGAAACTCTGCCGCCTGTATTATGTAGTTTCCGTCAATGTTTGCTGTTACACCATTAACCACAGTAGTACCTGTGATTACAATCTGTTGTAAACCTTCATAGAAATGAGAGGCGGTTGTAGTAATTTTTGTTGTAGCACCAAGACTTGGATCTTGTGCACCAAATGTTACTGAAGAAATTGTTCTCTGTTGTACAGTGATTGTTTGATCCACCTGAGTAAAATTTTTCAATGTTGAGAAATCTAAAGTAGGAATAGTAAATCCACCGCCTGCACCGTAATTAACTGTGAGTACTCTTGCTAATGCTCCTTGATTTCTTGCTGGTATCACACTGCCTGGAACTAATAATGGTGGTTCTGCAGAACCTGAATTGTATCCTGCCACAGGATATAATTTTTCTAGCACTTCTCTTGTGTTCAAATAGTTATTGCCCACTGCGTTTTGTGTAAAGTTAGAAACATCTAATTGTAAACTGATGATTGTAGAACCATCTGTGTATTCTTTTGTGGCAACATCTGAAGCATTTACCGGAGTAGCAACTCCTGTGATTCTTTTATTGCCTGTGACTTCGATAACATTTGTTGCTGATGTTATTTTTAAAGATTGTCCATTTTGACTGGTTATTGTTGATCCATTTACATTTACATCATCAACATCTAAATTGCCTAATGTACCTACTGACGTTAATGATGATTGAACTACTGTGCCACCTAACGCTGTTTCAGTCAATACTGTGTTTGTATTAATTTTAACACCTCTGCCCACAGCAAAGTCTAACCATTCTGAACTTGTCCAAGCATCAGTACCATTGTACCAAGAAAAAGTTTTATCACCATCTGCAGATTTTAAAGTGATTCCTCCGCCATTTGCTCCAGCATCATCTGTGGTTACACCAGAGCTGGTGATGTTTAATTCTATATTTTTATCTTCTACTCTTAAATTAACAGTATCAATAGAAGTGGTTGTTCCGCCGACAACTAAATTTCCATCAATATTAACATTTCCACCAACATCTAATGTTGCTGTTGGATTTGCTTTGTAAATTCCTACTGCGTTAGCAGAAGCATCAATCTTAAATGCTGAAACTTCAGCCGGTGTTCTCACTTTGATTTCTACATCTTGATTTGATAATTGATTTGCTATTGTGAATGCGTTGTTAGTAAATTGTAATTTTGTGTTGTTGTTTAATCCTATTGTCAAACCAGCATTGTTTTGAATTGTAAGAGCACCTACAGTTGTATCGTCAGTGTTGGAAACCAAATATTGATCTGCTGTTCTTACAACACCATTTCCATCAATTAAAGATTGAGCAATAGTCGATGTGCCAACGTATTTGTAATCTACACCTACAGTGTTGAAACCTTTTTGTAATGTTCCTAATGGATTAGCATTTGTTACTAATTCATTGATTCTTTCTGTAGCAATTGGTGTGAACTGAGCATTAGAGTGAACTCCGACAAGATTGCCTCCCACATACATTTTAACCACAGTCTGCGTGATGTTTTGTGTATCGATAATGCTGTCAACTTGAAAACCTGATGTTCCTTGTGCTGTTGAATAATCCGGACCAACTAACTGAAGTCTAATACCGTCAAAGAAATACATTTGACTTTTTGTACTGTCAATCCAAAGGTCTCCTGCTACCATGTTTGGTTGTTGCGAAGCAACTGTTGTTCCGCCTGATGATGTAAATGCTGAACCGTTATAAACTTTTAATCTATTTTCTGATGTATCATACCATAACTGTCCTCTGATAGGATTAATAGGAGCAGATGTGTTGGCAAAATTTTCTAGTAATTGAATAAAGTTTTCATTTAATACTTCTCCAAATCCAGAATAATTTCTGCCGATCAGTGTTAAGTCGCTGGAAGAAGTATCCAGTTGACCATCAACTAAATCTACAAGTAAACTACCATCTGTTTTGTTTAACTTATAACTCATTACGCTCCTCCAGTGTAAATTATGTAATTCAATGTTAAGTATGGATTCATCACATCCATTGCTTGTCCTATTGTGCCGTCAATTCCACCTGAATTAGGCAATTGTTGAGCACCATTAGTGTTTGCTAAATCTGGACCACTTGTTGTGGTAACTTCTGGATCTGTAGAAGCACCTGCAATATTTCTTGCGGCAAAGAATTGATCACCATTGTTTGCTTTTAATGTGTGTTCGTGATTAGGTAAATTTTCTTTCGTAATAGTTTTCTTCTCATTGCCTGCACCTAGACCTAAACCATCTGCTGTTGGTGATGTAACTCTATCTGCTGAACCTTGTCCTAAACCTGGGTTAGACATATTGTCTTTACCTAATGGGAATCTTCCTCTTAAATCAGGCAGTTTGAATACTGACGAATTTGAAGGAGTACCATACTGTGTTCCAATCACTTGGAATAAAGTATTGTAAACTGCTCTTTGCACTTCAGCACCATCACAGAATAACCAATCTGTAGGAGCAGTTGCTCCAGCAAACGCCATCATTGATCCTACTGGTGGTGTTGGAATTGAATTTGTAATTGCACCAACTGTTGTTTTGTAAATTCCTGTGATACCAGCAGTCCTGTTAATAATTATTTCATCACTTACTTCGCTGGTTGTTGTCAGTGTTTGATTGCCAATGAATGTGTTGCTAATACTGGTTGTAAAAGTTCTTGGTGTTATATCGTCACCTCTGAAAGACACATCTGTTGCTGTAACATCGCCCGTCATTCTAAATGTTGTTGCCTGAGCAAGTCTATTAGCCTGTGTGGCTGTTGAAGCATTTCCTGTAATACTGTCTGTTACAACACTGCTGGCTTGAATTTGATTTGCCCACACAGTTGCGTATCTATTTGAAGATGATCCTAAATTATAAGTTAAATTTTGTGACGGAGTTATTGTGTTTGCTGTTATGTTGCCTCCAAACGTACCCGATCCACCAATGTTGGCATCTAATGCTACACCTAATCCACCTTTAGAAACAACTGCACCTGAACCTACATTGATCGACGGAGTAGTGCTGTTGGAAGTAATTGTGCCTGATGATAAAATATTTCCAGATACATCTAATGCTTCTGTAGGATTTGTTTTGTTTATTCCTACTTGTCTCTGAGAACTGATTCTCATCACTGTGGTTGTTGAACCTTGATTGTTTAATCTAAAATCTATTTCTTCATCTAAAGTTCCTAATTGAATAATACCTGCTTGATTTTCCACAAACATTTTGAAAGAGCCAGCGGCTCCAACTTCGATACCATCATCTGTTTTTACTTTAATTGGAAAGTCAGTGAGTGATGTAGTGTCTGATCTTAAAAAGTTACCTGCGGCTACTGTTGTGTTTCCAACAAGTAGTGCTTCTGCTTTTTCTGAAATACCGTAAACTTTATTAATGGCTGATCCAAAATTTGTAGAACTAATATTAACACCTGGTTTTAATTGTGAAAATCCTGGAATATTAATTTTTGGAGTGAAAGTATCTTTGGCAATGATTGCCACTACTTTAGCATCAACTTCTAATTGAACAATGCTGTATGTTAAATCATCTGTTCCTGTTGCTGTAACAGGAGTTGCTCCAGTGGTTAATCCTTTACTGTATTGTGGACCAATCAGTGTCCATCCTGATCCTGTAAACAAATAAAGTTGTTGAGCATTTGTATCGACCCAAAGGTCACCTGATATACTTTCAGAAGCACTTGGTTGATTCAATGCTTTCTTTAAACCACCCGATGCTACCCAGTTGGCACCATCATAAACTTTTAATTGATTAACGCCTGCTGTGGTATCAAACCAAAGTTGTCCTTCGATTGGTCTTAAAGGTGCTGAACTGTTAGCAAAATTTTCTAATATGTGTAAGAAGTTTTCTGCAATAACTGTGCCATAAGAAGTTGTGTTCTTACCTGGAAAATTAATGCTGGTTGCGTTGTTTACTGTGTTGTCTTCAATGGTGATTGTACCTTTGTTAACAGCATCAGAAAAACTTATTGTATATGCCATTTACTACCCTTCGTTAAAACCTGTCAAACTTTGTACTCTTACTGTGTAATCAATCTGTATTAATCTATTCAAACTTTTTTGTACAGGGTGGAAAATTACATGAGTTAGTAATTTGCCTGTGCCTGATGGTGAATAACTCACAAGTCCTAGTTCATCAAAAACATATAAACTGTTTGAAGCACTTGCGGCATCAACAGCATCTTGTCCATTTGGTTCACCGTAATCTAACAAACAAGTTACAAGAACATCTGTGTAGTTTGTTCCATTCACGTGTCTTGTTTCAATTTTATTTCTTTGTGGATCCAAATTAGAAACTGATCTGTCATCAACAATTTTGCTGTAGGTTTGATTGTACAGTGTAGCATTTGTACCTGTACTGTTCGGAGTTAGATATGTGATAATTCCTGTTGGATCAACTGATGTACCACCATTACCAAATGCCATTGAATTAATAAATCCTTGACCTTGGTTGGCTACACTTTCTGCTAATGCTACACTCATGTTTTCATAATGAATAGCATTGCGTTTGTTTACAAAAATCGTCTTAGATTCTGGATCGTGTATCTTAATGTGTCCTTGTATTAGTACACCGCTGTTTTCGTTAATTTTACTCATTTTTGCTCCGTTCTACCATTGTATTTATTGCGGCAAAGCCACTTCTTTTTGACGTATGAATCTTGCTATATCATTTTCCGTCTGACTGAGTGGATTTGTGCCTGATTGCCATATTCTTCCTTGTTTTCGTACCAGCACTATTTTGGCATTTTCGGCTGGTGTAACTGTGAATGTTATTGCGGCTGTGGTACCGTTCACACTGAATTCAGCAGGTGCAGTTGCATCTGCTTCAGGACTATCTTGTCCCAATGTAGGATTGTACACACTGATTGCGTTTTTACGCAATCTCTTACCACCAACAAACAGTTCAAATTCATTCACATTGTTAGGCACAAAGCCTATGTTCAGTACATTGTTTACCACATCTGCGCCAGTGTATGTCTCAGATATGAACTGATCTTGATAAGGCACATTTTGGAAAGCACTTTGATCGTAAACATCTGTATTAGCAAGATGTACTTCTGCAATACCTGTTCCAAATGTTCCTCTTCTTAATTGTTGTAAACTGTTGCCATCCTTTTGATAGTATTCTATTCTTTCGCCATCTATAAAAATTATACCTGGCAGTTGCGAAGCAACACTCGGTACTGTGATACCTGTGGCATCGGACAACACAATTTCCTTGTCATACCAGTTTAAATTTTGTGCTAAAGAGTATTGTCTGTCATCACCAATACGCTTAAAGTGTGTTCTGTTCATAACATCTTTAAATTGTCGGTAAGCAAATTTTCCTACAAACGATGGTGCTGTGAAGTGAATCACATCAATTGTATCATTTTGTGAAAGTGTTCTATTAATTTTTAAATACATCTGATTGTTTGAAACTGTGTAATCAATACTAGGGGCTAACCAATCACCATTCACACTTACCCAAACATATTGGGCATCAACTGCCGGCTTGTTCAATTGAACCACACCATTTGTTAATTGATTGTACTGATAATAATCATCAGTGTTCACTGTGATTGATAATTTAGCCACCACATCATATTGTGTTCTATCTATATCTTGAACATCGTGTTTGCTGAATTGATATGATGTGATTGTTGAACCTTGAACAGGAGCAACACTTAAACTTAATACACCAGCATCAGTTACTGAATATTCTCCATTCGCAATATAAACATCTAACACATCTCCAACAACTCCTATACCGCCTGTTAATGTTACACTTGAATTGCCTGGGTTCCAAGTGTATTCAGCAGATGTCAATTCAATTTTGTTTAGATATGCTCTTACATCTGTGGTATTAACTGTGCCTGGTAATACTTGCCAATTTTCAAATTCGTATTCTCTCAAAACACTTACAGTAAATTTTTTATGAAAACCACTTCTTAAAACTGAATCGTTAACTTTAACAATCACATTGTTTGTGAAAGGTGTTTGTGTAAAAGGTGTCGGGTTCAATTGATATTGTGTTGTACTACCGTCACCTGTGTAAGTGTTTTGTGTAACTTCACTGAACGACTGTGACGTACTTTCATAAACCACAATATTGATCACACTGTCTTGAGCAGGTGCTGAATCAAATCTTACTGCTACTCTATTAGCAACTGCATACGCTGAATCAGTCTCAACCACTGTGTAGTCTTGATTTACACCATTTACTTTTACAAATGTTTGAATGTTTCCTTGTGTATATTTTGCTCTAGTAACATATTCAATTGTGCTACCGTCACCTGTAAATGTATCAACATCTAAAATAGATTCACCATTGTTGCCCATTGTGATAAAGTTTATTTTTTCACCTACTAATGGTGCTTGATTGAATATTATTTTTTTGTTTTGATAATCAACCTGGAATGTATTACTGTCTTTTAAAATGTTATTAACACTTAAAAATATTGCTGTGTTGCTTTGCGGATTATCAACAAAAGAGTATTCAACAGTGTTTCCATCACCTATGTAATTGTAACTGTTAATTTTCGATCCTGTGTTAGGACCTCTATCGTAAACTTGAATGTCTAATGTGTCTAATACTTGTCCTGGCACAAACTCCTCCGGTCCTTTAGCAGACGTAGGTGTTACAAATCCATCGCCATCTATGTTGATGTCTTCTGCGTTAAGTCCTTGTGCTGTTGAGTATGCTAAATCTCCACCTTTAATCAATGTATCAACAGCATTTGGATCAGGTAAAAATGATCCATCGCTTGTGGATTTTCTTACAATAATAATGTCACCGTCTTCTGTTTCAAGATTACTGATATCAACAATTTTTGTAGAACCGTCTCCAGCAATTGAATTCATTTGTGCTAACACATTGGTAGGATTTCCTACATCAAAAGCAGGATCATCAACTCTTATACCATTTTGATACACATGGTATTCCACACCTTGTGTTAATGTTTTAGCAAGATTTAACGTGAGTGTGCTTCCGTCTAAATAGAAAACTTCATCTTCGTAACTTTCATCATAGGTATCCCATTCACCTTGCATGAAAGGTTCGTTACCCCAGCCTGATGTATCTTCAAATCCTATGCTTCTTACTTCTACTCCACCGTAATCAATTCCGTCTATCACTTGAGCAAGTTCTTTACCTGGCATACCAGCAGTAGGTTTGTATAAATCAAATCTATCAGCAGTGTTTAATGTATCTTCATTAATTTTGTATGTGATTGAAATGTTAGATAAATTTGCTGGCGGTAATACAAATTGAACATATCCTGTCTGTCTTTCATATGTTTTAGATATATCTTTCTCATTGCCATACGTGAATGTGCTTTTTAATTGTTGAGTACTATTAATTAAAATTGATATTGTATTAGTACGCAAGTCCATCGGCCATTTTAATTTGAACTTTAACTGACTGTTATTGCCAACAAATGTTTCTGTTCTTTGTAAATTACTAATTAATGTCGTTCCAGTGTTTCTATCAAACTTAATTCCAATGTGAGTAGTACGAGGTAAACTTTCACCCAATACAGCACTTGCCTTGGCTGTAACGCCTGTTGTTGATCCACTCAATGTAATTGTAGGAGCCGATATATAACCAGATCCTGTGTTGATCACAACTATTCTGTTCACTGAACCATTTTTGATGTATGCTCTAGCAGTTGCACCTGTTCCACCGCCACCTGTAATATTAACAGTAGGTGGGTTAGTATATAATGTACCAGGATTGGCTATATTAATTGCTGTAATTTTAAAACCAACATTGTCTTTCCAGTTTTTATCTGGATAAGTCTTAACATTCTCAGCACCAACCAATGTGTCATTTACAACTGTAACTTTTGACGGTGTGATTATACCATTTACATATTTAGGTGGATAATCAAAGTCTGTGATTACAGAATTGGTAGGTTCTGTTTTTTGATATGAACTTACATATTCTCTAATTTTAGTTTTATAAGGTTTTACTTCTTGAACATAATCTTCATAGTTAGATAGATTATCATTTTTAAATGTTATTTTCTGTTCCAGTTCGCCCACATTGTGTTGTGCTTTTACAAAACTTGTTTTAAAAACAAAGTCATTTAATTTGTTTTCTGATAGTGCGTAATGAATGCCGGCAAAATATAATTTATTGTATTCAACTGCCAGTTCTTCAACAAATATTTTGTCTCTTACAGTTTCTAATATTGTTCTAGTTTCTTGAATCGGTTGTCTATCGTACAATTGAATATCGAAACTATTAGAATCAAATCCAACATTTCCACTGTAAACATAAAGTTTATCTGTGAACTGAATTGTTCCGTTTTGTCTTCCAACAGTTTCATAATTAACTGTGTAATCGACATCTGCTTGATTACCGATTTTTTTCAGTAGTAACCAACCACCTGCTCCAATGTTTTGAATCTTAACTATTTGTCCTATTGTATCATCTATTGCGTTTATTTCATAACTTTGAGATATCACATGGTCTATTGCTGTGAATTGATTGTATCCTGTTGCATACCAATCAGCATAGTTCCAATATAAATTTACATTGTAGGCTTGTATTTTTGATTTTTGCCAACCATCAGTTGCACTGTAACTATAAATTGCCCATTTGCCATCAACTGTGCTGTCTGCTTGTACAAGAGCACTGTAATTTCTAATTTCAACTGTTGTAGTATCTGCATAATTTTTACCTTGCGACAATATTCTAGCACTGTTGATTGAACCATTTACATCTATAGTCAAACCAATTACAGCACCTTCTCCTGTGATACTTTTTATTTTGTACGTTGGAATAGATTTGTATCCTTTGCCAGGATCTGCGATTGTTACATTAATTATTTTTCCGTTTTCAACTGTAATATTAATTGAAGCAGTTTTTACTGATCCAACACCTACAAAATCTAAATCTTTTTCTGTGTCAATTGCAACATCAAATAATCCTGTGTTTATTTTTGGTGCAGGATCTGATTGTGTAAGCGATGAAAGATCAACCTCATCTACAATTAGATTTTGTAGTAAAACAGAATTAATTCTTTCCACTGTTTGTTTTAGTGCTTCTTGTTTGTTTGTAAACCAACTCTGTCTTGGATATTGCAGTGTTCCGTATCTTAATTTTTCACTCAATGTTGGATCAGGCACTGGATTGTATTGAGCATCATATCCTATTAGACTGTTAAACCAAACTGTTTCAATTTCTTTAGGTAGTGTACTTGTTCCTAAACCTTCAGTTAATAAAGCATATTCTTTATGAACATTATTTTTACTATCAATTCTTTTGATTCTAAAACTGATAACTGTGTCTTTGTCCTGTATAAATTCATCACAGTTAACAATAGCAAATTTGTTTTTGCCAAAAATAGTTACATATTTGTATCCTTGACCTTTTGGATCTTTTATTAAATTTTCAACAGCGTTGGCACTTAATGTTCGTGATTCCATTTCAGGCACAGTGGTTTTACCTTTAACCCAGAAATAATATTTGTTTGATAAAACTTTAGCAACATCATCATAAACTTTTGTGGTTACATAATCAGTTGGATTAACAACTGTTCCTGTAATACCTAATGCTTCACCTTCTTCTGACTGACTGATAGTGTTGTATTGCGATGGTGTGTAGACCGATTCAACCCATTCATGCACATCAATACTAGCACCTACAAAAAGTTTGTTCCAGTATGAATTATTAAAGATTATATTACTTTGATAAGGATAATAATATTGTGCTGTGCTGATGTTCCACCACAGTCTTCCTATTTGATTGCTGTTCCAATGATTTGTTGTATCAATATTTCCAATTGCTGAATTTGAATTGTATACTGCTGGATCATAATTAGTTTTGTAATAAATTTCTGATTCTGCTGGTCCAGGTATTTTACCAAATACAGGATCAACATAATCTAATCTTGTTAACAGTGTATTTGTTCGTTTGTTGTATAAGAAAATTCCTTGTATTTTTGATAAATCTGGTTGATCTATTCCGTCACTGCTTTCATGCACACTGTTCCAATTATTCTCTAATGGAGATTTTCTAAAATCAACCACAGTACCCATTTGTTTTCCATTTATTTGTAATTTAGGTAAACCTATGTATACATGGTTTTTATTGACTAATAAATTTGTACCAAATTGAGTAAAAGAATTGTCATAACTGAATTTTTCAGCATATAGTAAAGTGCTTTCAAATTTTTCAAATAAATGTACAGAACCAACATCATATCTTTCATCTAAAACTGTAGATCCATCATCTACCTGTTGATCACCTTTTAACGAACAAACAGCAAGTACATTGCCACTGAATGACAGTGTATTTCCAAATTGTTCTGAAGTTTCTTTGTCTGGGCTGACTAGTGTTTGATTTAGACTGTATAGCCCTGTATCGTTGCTGGCTTTTTTGTAAACATAAACCACACCCATATCAATATTTGTTAAATCTTTCAATGGAGATCCTACAGCAATTAATTCGCCGTCTTCTGATATACTGATATCTGCACCAAAATCAATTACAGGAGTAGAGTCTTGCGGTGGTAAAATAGTTTGTTTGTATGTGTAATGATTGTTATCTAATCTGTAAACAATAACATCTTGTTTCGAGTCATTGTATTGATTTGTTACAACTAAATTAACTCCATTTGTATCAACATCAAATGTGTTTGCAAATTTTATTAATTTACTTTGATCTAATGTTGAATCTCCTTGTAATTCTATTCCGCTATCGTTAGGCACATAACCTAAATAATCTGCATGACTATCTTGTAACTCCCAAACGTCGCTGGTCCATGCACCTGAACTAATATTTGTTTTTGCCTTGTACAGTTGATTATTATAAATTACTAATTCGTCTTTTAAATAATCAGCATCTTGATCAAACTGCCCCATGTAGTTTTCATCTACACCTAACCACCAATTTTTAGTAGAACTGTATTTGATAAAATAAACTTTACCTGGTAAAGCGTTTGAACCATTTCCTTCAGCACTGATAAATGCAACTGTTGTGTCCCCAACATCGCGTATTTGAATTTTTGAACCTAAACGTAATCCAGATTGTGTGTCCGGTACTGTGAATGCTGAATTGTATGCATATTGTCCTGCTGTGTTCTTTTTATAAACTAAAAATGCACCTTGGTTTGTTAATCCGCTGGCTGTTCCTTCACCAATAGGAATATTGTGTATCTGTAACCAATCTCTATTTTGACTGCTAGGAATATTTGCAAGTTGCTGAATACCTGCAACATTTTCAAACTCGTCCCATATCCAGTACTCTATATCATTCACAGTGTATGCGGCAGGATCACCTGATGCTGTGATTGGTGTTGTGTGTTCAAATACTAAAATATCTCCATCATTGGGTCCTGATTGAACTGCTTGTTCAATAGATCCTATTAATCTATCAACTCCGCCTCCCAGTCTTTGAATGGTTGCAGATTGTCCTGCATTCGATCCTAGACTGAACAACGTTGAACCATTTGGATCCACTATGTTTCTAGCATTTCTAAAATAAACTCTTATTTTTTCTAAAGCAATAAACTGTACAAATGTAACATCTGCTTGAACAAATTTTATAGGATCATATATAGTGTGTACACCTGCTTCCGGATAATAATAATTTGCATTATTGTCTGGTTGGGAATCTATATCAATATAACCTTCCCAAATGTCTACAACTTCTTTTATACCGTTAGTATCATCGCTGTCAATGTTTAACCCAGAAAAATCAAATGCATTTTGATCCACGTTATTGAACCAAACACTTACATTGTTGGCTGAATTACTAGAATTTAGTCCACCATCATGAGCAATATCATATCCTGTTCTAACAAACCATTTGTTACTTAATATTCCTTGTGGAGTTGAATTACTTTGCCAAGAATTATTTGCTGGATTAATGTAATATCTTTGATAGTATGTTCCTAAACCAAACTGTGCTTTTACTAAAGGAGTTTGTGGTGTTATAGGAACAATTGGTTGTTCAAAAGAACTGAAAAACAAATTGCTATCTCTAGTTTCATTTAATAATTTAATATCTTGAATTACAACGTTCGTTGATATATCAGCACCTGCACCAGTGGATACACTAGCACCTATGCCAACTTTCCACCATCCACCAAGATGATCATAATCTTCTGTGTTTACTCTAGTGTAATCTCCTATCGGTAAAGTATCCAATAACAAACTACCACTGGCAGAAAATACACCTCTAACATCTTTCAAATACAATAAAGTCTTTCCTGCTATTTTTCTCGAGTACACAACAGTACCTTGTGCTGTGCTTGTACTTACAACACTGGACACTGGAGCATCTCTGAGTGTCAATGATACTTGAAGTATTTCATCTACTTTTGCTTGAATTGAAATTTCAGCACCACTAAACACATTGTTTTTAATAGTAGGAGCACCTATTCCATTGAATGGTTGATTAGCAGATTTGTTGTAATTGTTTCTATCAATAGGATATTCTGTACTGAAATCAAGATATTTTAATATTAATTTGTCACCAATTTTTGTTGCTGAATACTGATCTGCTGATCCTCTAATTAGTAAGTGATCTGTGGTTTCGTTTGAAAATACACTGTCACCTATTAACAGCGAGGTTGTTGAGAAACCAATATTTTCTTTGTAAAATGCTGAAGCGTCAAAAGTTGAAAATAAATCAGATGCCACTGCACCTTCTATTTGATTAGTTGCTCTCCAAAGTTGTTGTTTGTATTGAACAATATTACCTACATTGTAATTTGAAGCAGGATTGTATACTCCTTTGTATTCCGTTTTCAAATCTCCGGCATTAGGAGCACCAATAATTACAAAATTTCCATCTGGTGAAATATCCACTGCTTTTCCAAAACTACTGTTTGAACTAAACAAGTCTGAATTTAGTAATAAATCTGATGTTGGTGCTTCAATAGTCTGTAATAATTTTAATGAACCGCTTTCCGATCCTCTAGAAAAAACATAAATTTTTCCATCACCATCTGATGGTTGACTTACTAATACTATAGAATTTTGTTTATTAGCGGCTATAACTGTGCCAAAACTTTCATCGCCTGATGTACTTGTTGAACTTATTTCATTGTGTGTTTTATAAACAAATTTATTGTTCACTATTTTCCATTTGCCATCATTACTTTCATCAATCCAGAATTTTTCATTATCTGTTAATCCTTGATTGTTTATTACTGTGTTGATGTCATCAATAGAACGTAATCTATATTCTATAAATCGTGTAATGTAACCAACTCCTGGATCTATTGAAACAAATCCTTCTTTATCTTCACATTGAATTGTTGTTGAATTTGCTGTTGTACATTTTAATACATAATCTTCACCGTCAATACTTACTACAAAAATTTCGCCTGCATTCATAACAGCAGTGTTCAATGTGTTAACTGTGATTGTTGATCCAGTTTTTACTACTGAAACTGTTTGTTGTTCTGTTTTGGTATATTTTAAAACAGTCCAACTTTTATTGTAATTTCCAATCCAAACATATTGTCCTTCAAGTAAATTTTTAACATTAGAATTTGTTAATATATCTTCATACTGAGATAATGTTAGGGAAATATCTATTGGATTAACTGGTCCTGCTGTCTTAATGTAAGTATTCTTGTCATACTTAATGGCAAAAGGCGTGTGTGTATAATCTTTGGGTGCTAGATATGTTTGACCAGACTGTATTCTATAAACCAAATCAGATGCTGTGTTTGCCGAGTCATCTGTTAACAAAATAGGTTGTGGGTTCAATCTAAACTTAGATTCATCAAGATTGTATTCTATTTCGTCAAATGTATCTACAGCACCATATTGCCCTTTTCGTATTGCCCATTCTTCATAGAAATTTAAACTCTCTTTATCAGCACTTGCTAAAGCATCAAATAATTTATTAAGAGCATTTGATGTTCCTTTTTCTCTAATAAAACCTTGATAAAATTTGTATTGACTCACATCATCGTTAATGATATTACGTAAATATTCTCTTGGTTGATACCCAATTAAATGTTGTGCTAGTTTTTGTTGTTGACTATCAAAGTTGTCTGTGTCAAGATCATAAAAATCAGCAAACTGATTAGTTTTGTAATCAAAATTTGACAATAAACTACTTCGTGGTTTATCATCCAATCTTCGCCAGTCATTGTCATTAAATTCTTGTGTGCCTTTAAGTTTTGTATTGGCTGTGTAATAAAATTCTTTGTGTTTAACCACATCGCTCATAGCATAATCTGTGTATGGTTGCCATTCAACTACTTTGGCTTCGTCATAGATAAATCCTGGAATATTTAAACTGCCGTCCCACTCTGTGATGTAACCAAGCATTTTAATTCTATCTTGCTTGTAACCACTTGCTGGATCGTAGATTAAATCATTAAAGTCCGTTGAGTTATCCACTAAACACACGTGTTCTTTTTGTACTAAAGGAATTTTAGCAAAGTAAATTCCATTGACAGTGTTTTTTGTAAACAATTCAAATGTGTTTGATTCTCTAGTAATTCTTAAATTTTCTTTGTCTAAATTTTTTCCATCTTCTTTTAATACACCATATGAATAGAAATTATCCACAACGTTGTCAGTTGTAGAGAATTTC